TTTCGTTAATCTTGCCCCCCAGAGAACTAGGTATTTTGGAAATTATTGAGAGTTTAACTTCTTCACAATTTTGTATGATTCAAAATTCTTTATACCTAAAGGATAATCTCCATATTGGTAAATGTTAAAGTTAATATCTCGACCATCTTGTCTTTCTCTAAACTTAACGTAATTTGAAAGACCTTGGTCGCTAACATCTAGAGAATATTTGTCACGGCTCCAAATAAATTCAACTAGATTTTCGAAGTAAGGATGATACTTACAGTTCTCAAGAATAGAAAGAGATCTAATAGCGAAATAATCTCTTCCATTCAGATCATCCTTAGTGAAATCGGTGAATGTTTCTAAATAGCATAATCTAAGAATAGCTCTATAAGTAGAATATACTCCTACGAATTCTGAGTTATTAATAAAAGCTGGATTAAATTGTAATTGCAAATAACTACAATCATCTCTACTAATCCTACTTTTATCCATATTAACATTTAAACCAAATGAATTAAACCATTCCATTAACGCCTTAGGGTCCTTACAAGCATACAGACCATCGTCACCTTGAATTTGGAAGTGTTTTAAATTCTCATGCGGATAAGACATTGCAATTAAGTATTGAACTATACTGTCAATTTCATTTGTGAAAGTTGATCCAGAAGGTACTCCATGTTCACCACGCATAATACCTTCAGGTGTAACAATACCGATAGAAATAAATCGTTCACAAATACGGTCAATATCAGGATGAAACTCTTTTTGATAGAGTAATTTGATGTAAAGAAAAGCTTCTCTAATAAGATAAGGCTTAACACTCGCATCGTAAGCAGAAAAATCGATAGACACAATCGATAATTTGTTGATTTTTGCGTAATTCATTAACGCAGTTACCCCGGTATTTACTGCTTCTGGTGAAACAACGGCTGTTCGCCAAGGCTGTTTTCTTTGGAAATCAAGTAAAGGTCGATAAAATAACATCTCATTAATTGTATCAGCTATAGGGAAGCCCCATACATTACGAGTTTTGTTACCTTCTTGAGTTCTTGTAAAGAGTACGGCTGGGTAGTTTTCACCAAGTAAATATCCAAGATTTTTAAGTGCCTCTTTAATTACAGTTCCTTTCTTTGCAAGGTAAGGTAAACCTGAATTAGTATTTTTCTTAATAAACGGTTCAACGTTAGACACTGTGAGAGGTCTCAATCTACCAATTGAGGGTGGGGCAATCTTATTTAATTTGTTACTCCTTTCACT